CCGGCTCAGTATCTCCAGCGCCAGAAACCACAACGGGAAGAGATGCCTGTATACACGCGTTGGGTAAAAACGCAGAAATGCATGACGTGCGGTAATCAGGCAGATGATCCGCATCACATCATTGGTCATGGACTGGGAGGGATGGGAACAAAGGCTGATGATTTGTTTGTTATTCCGCTGTGCCGTAAATGTCATAACGAACTGCACGCCGGGGTAAAAGATTTTGAAGAAAAACACGGCAGCCAGCTGTTGTTGCTGATTCGTTTTTTAATGCACGCGAGAAATTCGGGTGTCCTGAAGTGGAAAGCATGAATGACTGAACGCATAGAATTTGTTTTGCCTTACCCGCCGACGGTGAATACCTACTGGCGACGTCATGGCAATACGTATTTCATCTCGGAAGCCGGAAAGCGTTATCGCCGTGATGTGGCGCTAATTGTTCGCCAGCAGCGGCTGAAATTAAACCTGTCCGGAAGGCTGGCGATAAAGATTATTGCAGAGCCACCGGATAAGCGCCGTCGTGACCTGGACAATATCCTGAAGGCACCACTGGATGCGCTGACGCATGCCGGACTACTTATAGACGACGAGCAGTTTGATGAAATCAATATTGTGCGCGGTCAGCTCGTTCCTGGTGGGCGGCTGGGGATAAAAATCACAGAACTGGAGTGCGCATGAATAACCAGTATTTACAGTTTGTGCGTGAGCAGCTCATTATCGCCACCGCTGATTTGAGTGGGGCAACAAAAGGTCAGCTTGAAGCCTGGCAGGAGAATGCCATGTTCGATACAGGGCGTTACAGGCGAAAAAAAATCCGGTACCGCGATGAAGTGACTGGAAAAATGATAACGCGGGATAATCCACCAATCCCGGGAAAACAATCACTGGCGAATGGCTCATCAATTGCCCTGGTCAGCCCGGTTGAGTTTTCGACATCATCATGGCGGCGGGCTTTGCTGTCTCTTGAAGAGCATCATAAAGCCTGGTTGTTGTGGTGTTACGGCGGGAGTATTTGTTGGGAATATCAGATCGCGATAACACAGTGGGCGTGGAATGAATTTAATACTCAATCCGGTACCAGAAAAATTGCAGGGAAAACGCAGGAACGCCTGAAAAAATTAATCTGGCTGGCGGCGCAGGCAGTAAAAGCAGAACTTTTTGGTGGGGAAGGTTATGAATACCAGGAGCTGGCATTACTGGCGGGAGTGACAACTAAAAACTGGTCCAAAACATTTACTCGTCACTGGGTTGCAATGAAACACATTTTTCAACGACTGGATAGTGAGGCTTTATTGTTTGTAATGAGAACACGTTCAAAACAAAAGGCGGCATTTTCAAAGCAAAGTGTTGCAAAAGTAGATTGAAAGGCATATATTTCATGCAAATCTGATATTTTGCCGATTTTGTACGTGATGGCAAAAGCAAACAAAACCCGCCCACAAGCGGGTTTTTTTGTGCCACTTATCTCGGATAGACATGGTGAATGCGCTGGTGGAGGAGCTAAGGGTGATTTTTAACCAGGTGATTTTTGAAAGCTTGCAACATTGATTTCGTAACGTTATTATCCTGCGCCCGGCCCTTTAGCTCAGAGGTGAGAGCGAGCGACTCATAATCGTCAGGTCGCTGGTTCAAATCCAGCAAGGGCCACCATCACATACCGCCATTAGCTCATCAGAATAGAGCACCAGCCTTCGAAGCTGGTTGCGCGGGGTTCGAGTCCTCGATGGCGGTCCATTATCTGTACCCTGCGTTGTTAGCTCAACCGGACAGAGCAATTGCCTTCTAAGCAATCGGTCACTGGTTCGAATCCAGTACAACGCGCCAGACTTATTTTTCCCGGCTCGCTTTTGCGGGCCTTTTTTTTAAATGTCTCACAATTCAGACGGTTGACAGTTGTCTGTTTTGCGGGGAGTTTGTTAAAAGAAACTGGCATGGTGAATCCCCCTGTGCGGAGGGGCAATCAGCGAGTAGGTATATGGGATAATCGCGGATTCAGGTGCTGGTACTGAATTCACCGGGAGGCACCCGGCACCATGCAGTTGACTGAAACCATGTATACTCTCAGGCCCCACGCACATGTGTTGGGGCCTTTTTACATGCAAAAAAAAGCCCGCATATGGATACGGGCGGCAAGGAACAAAAAACGTGAAGTGATCTATTCAGCCAGTGGATAATACCCTGACGTTACCATATTGCGCAATCGCGCATTCTTTCTTTTTCGCTCCCCTTATAACTACGCCATCCGTTCGCTGCGGAGGTGAGGCTATGAAATCTATGGATAAAATTTCAACGGGCATTGCCTACGGCACCTCCGCAGGCAGTGCTGGCTACTGGTTTTTACAGTGGCTTGATCAGGTCAGTCCGTCACAGTGGGCTGCGATTGGTGTACTGGGGAGTCTGGTTCTGGGCTTCCTGACATATCTGACTAACCTGTATTTCAAAATCAGAGAGGACCGTCGTAAGGCTGCACGGGGAGAGTAATTCAATGACTCAAAACTATGAACTGATTGTGAAAGGGATCCGCAATTTTGAGAATAAAGTTACGGTAACTTTAGCGTTACGGGACAAAAAACGCTTTGACGGTGAAATTTTTGACCTGGACATCTCGCTGGACCGTGTTGAAGGTGCCGCGCTGGGGTTTTATGAGGCAGCAGCCAGAAGGAGCATCAGACAGGTCTTCCTGGATGTTGCTGCCGGGTTATGTGAAGGGGATGAGCAGTCGCCGGAAAAGCGCCCCGTAATTTTAGAGGCGCAGAATGTGTGGATAACCTACAAAGGAAAGCTACCAGGAAGAATTACTGGTTCTCTGAAGACTCCTCCGGAATCACAACCTTAAGTCACTGACCGGAACAGATAAACCTGTCCGTGGGCAGAAACCGATAAATCCTGATAAATATCCATGAACGCAAAAATCAGATACGGCCTGTCGGCTGCCGTTCTGGCACTGATTGCCGTCGGTGCGCCCGCGCCTGATATTCTCGACCAGTTTCTGGATGAAAAAGAAGGTAACCACACAACGGCATACCGCGATGGGGCCGGCATCTGGACCATCTGTCGGGGTGCCACAATGGTGGATGGTAAGCCCGTCATACCGGGAATGAAGCTGTCGAAGGAAAAATGCGACCAGGTTAACGCTATTGAACGTGATAAGGCGCTGGCATGGGTAGAGCGCAATATTAAAGTACCACTGACCGAACCACAGAAAGCGGGTATAGCGTCATTCTGTCCCTATAACATTGGCCCCGGTAAGTGTTTCCCGTCGACGTTTTATAAGCGGCTGAATGCCGGTGATCGTAAGGGCGCATGCGAGGCGATTCGCTGGTGGATAAAAGATGGTGGGCGCGATTGCCGCATACGTTCAAATAACTGCTATGGACAGGTTATTCGTCGTGACCAGGAAAGCGCATTAGCCTGTTGGGGGATAGATCAGTGAGCAGAGTCGCAGCGATTATTTATACTCTGGTTATCTGCACCATCGTCTGCCTGTCGTGGGCGGTCAATCATTACCGTGATAACGCCATCGCCTACAAAGAACAGCGTGATAAAAAAGTCAGTGAGCTGAAGCAGGCGACTGCCACCATCGCTGACATGCAACAGCGTCAGCGTGATGTTGCTGCGCTCGATGCAAAGTACTCGAGAGAATTAGCCAATGCGAAAGCTGAAAATGAAACTCTGCGCGCTGATGTTGCCGCTGGTCGTAAGCGCCTGCGGGTCAATGCCAGTTGCTCCGCAGCCGTGCGTGAAGCCACCGGACCCACCAGCGTGGATAATGCAACCAGCCCCAGACTGGCAGACACCGCTGAACGGGATTATTTCACCCTCAGAGAACGGTTGATGACGATGCAGAAGCAACTGGAAGGGGCACAGCTATACATTCGTGAGCAATGTCTCAGATAAAAACCGGCCAAGGATAATCCGCTAAAGATTCGCCGGTGGCGAAAGAGAGCCAAGGTGTCAACCTACGCTATTACTTATGATAATGCAACAGACGAAGCGGGACATATTGGCGCATAACAAATCAGTGCAGGCTAACTGCAGGAAGAACTTAGGGCGTGAACGTAGAAAACCTAAGTAACGCACATTACATCTATAACGAGATGAAAGAGCTACAGCGACAGAAAGGTATACTGGAAAGTGGTGCAGGGCTTGGTGTGACAATCCAGTCTGCCTATCAATATAGTGCTTTTCTTGAGGCCATACGCCCGCATGCAGTTGCTGAACTTAACAGCCGTATTGAGGAAAAGAAATCCGCGCTGGTTAATTTGGGTGCTTCCTTCTCTATATACGAGCATAATAAGGCGGGTTGGAAACCCGCCTAAAGCACTTAGAAACTGCGTGGAGCTGTGGAAAGAATGGATGCCAGTTCTTCCTTCGATAAATCCCAGCTTCGATTTACAGCGTCAATTTTCTTAAACTCATCAAGCATTGCGTTATAGAGATGTTCTGTACGTGAATGAGTATTGGCAATGGGCTGTTTCTGTTCGGGGAAGCGATCAATTTTCTGATATGCCTCAATGATACTGAAGTAATCGCATTCATTATTACCGTCGAAACCTGGGAGCTGAATTGCCCCATCATGTATTTTTAGATGATGGTCACGGACTAATTCTTTTTGCTCGTCATCACTAAGTTTCCTGAAAGCATTGGAAAGTCCGCGATACATATTCAAGACAGCAGTAACAAAATCACGATCTTCTTTACTTGGTTCGTCAACATCCAAATGTGAATATTCGGCCTTGATAACCCAATCATTACCAGATGACACAGCATATTTAACAAGCTGTGGATCAATATCAGTTTCGATACCTAGGTGGATGGCAATGTCACATAACAAAATGGTATTGATTTTATCTTTAATATCCATGAGTTAACCCTCTGAAGTAAAAAGTAATATCTACACCCGTTGGCTCATGAAGTCTATTGATCTGTCTCATATCAGCAGCAAATCTATTCCATGGAGATACTCAATGCAGGTCACCTTTGATTTATATAAGGGCGAAACATGCCAGCACTAATCCCACGCGCCTGCCGTAAGCGTGGATGTGCAGGTACAACCACAGACAGTTCTGGTTACTGCGATAAACATCGTGGCGAAGGATGGGTACAGCATCAACGCGGACTGAGCCGCCACCAGCGTGGCTATGGCTCGAAATGGGATGCCATACGTGCGCGCATACTGAAGCGTGATAATCATCTGTGTCAGAACTGCCTGCGCAATGGGAGAGCCGTTGAAGCCAGAACTGTGGACCACATCATTCCGAAAGCTCATGGTGGCACAGATGCAGACAGTAACCTGCAGAGTCTGTGCTGGCCCTGTCATAAAGCAAAAACAGCGCGCGAACGCATCAATTGATAACAGTTCCCATCTGTAGGGGAGGGGCGGGTCAAATCTCTGCAACCCTGGCTGCTCAGTACCGCCGCCTGACCTTTCCTCGCATCGCCGCAGGTTCGAAAACTTTTTTTTGGAATGTGATTAAATGATTGATAGGTAAAACCGATTATGTCTGGACCCCCGAAAATCCCGCCACGCCTGCATTTGATACGAGGCAACCCCTCAAAGCGGCCAGTTAAAGACCTCAAAAAAACCGCTAAAAAGGATGAAAAAGGTCTCCCTAAAATTCCGCAACATTTAGGGGCGCAGGGGAAGTACTGGTTCAGGCGAATGGCGGAAGAGCTGAATGCGGAAGGGATCATTTCTCAGCTTGATGCGCGTGCGCTTGAGCTACTGGTGGAAGCCTATACCGAATACCGGCATCACTGCGAAACACTCGATGTTGAGGGGTACACCTACCGCTCGGAAACGCAGAACGGTGATGTGCTGATTAAGGCACACCCGGCTGCTGCGATGAAAGCGGATGCCTGGAAGCGGATCCGGGCGATGCTTGCAGAATTTGGTATGTCACCGGCAAGCCGGGCAAAAGTAAATACCGCCGGACCGGATAATGTTGATCCGCTGGCAGAGCTTTTAAAAGCGAGAGACTGATGGCAAAAGTGGCTGACGGGATCCGCTACGCCGAACGTGTTGTTGCAGGAGAAATTGTTGCTGGCGAATTTGTCCGCCTGGCCTGCCAGCGTTTTCTTGATGATCTGAAGTACGGCGAAAAGCGGGGGATTTATTTCAGTGAACCCCGTGCGCAGCACATCCTGAATTTCTACAAATTTGTGCCTCATGTAAAAGGGGCACTGGCAGGCCAGCCCATTGAGTTGATGGACTGGCATGTATTTATCCTCATTAATATTTTTGGTTTTGTCATTCCGCTGGTCAATGAAGAAACCGGGGAAGTTGTCATGCGCAGCGATGGCAGCGGACGTCCGGTGATGGTGCGCCGGTTCCGGACGGCGTACAACGAAGTCGCCCGTAAAAACGCAAAATCAACACTGTCATCGGGTATCGGCCTGTATATGACGGGGGCAGATAGTGAAGGCGGAGCTGAGGTGTATTCAGCCGCAACCACGCGTGACCAGGCCAGAATCGTGTTTGAAGACGCCAAAAATATGGTCAGAAAAGCCCGGTCGACACTCGGGCGGTTGTTTGATTTCAACAAGCTGGCGATTTACCAGGAGCAGAGCGCATCAAAATTTGAACCGCTTTCCTCGGATGCAAACAACCTGGACGGTCTGAACATCCACTGCGCCATTATTGATGAGCTGCATGCACATAAAACCCGCGACGTGTGGGACGTTCTGGAAACGGCAACCGGTGCCCGTCTGCAGTCCCTGTTATTTGGTATCACCACGGCTGGCTTTAACAAGGAAGGGATTTGTTACGAGCAGCGTGATTACGCCATCAAGGTATTGCGAGGCTATAACAGCGACGTGGAGGGCGCTGTAAAAGACGACTCTTACTTTGCGATCATTTACACGCTTGATGAGGGAGATGATCCGTTTGATGAAACGGTCTGGCAGAAAGCGAATCCTGGCCTGGGCATCTGTAAACGCTGGGATGATCTGCGTCGTCTGGCGAAAAAAGCGAAGGAGCAGGTCTCTGCGCGGGTGAATTTTTTTACCAAACACATGAATGTGTGGGTCACTGCCGAATCTGCCTGGATGGATATGATTAAGTGGGAGAAGTGCGAATACATTGCTCCACAACATGAGCTGAAAACATATCCCATGTGGGTCGGCGTCGACCTTGCTCATAAGATTGATATCTGTGCGGCGGCAAAACTCTGGCGAACCGATAACGGACATGTTCATGCTGATTTTAAATTCTGGCTTCCGGAAGGACGGCTGGAACGATGCTCGCGGCAGCAGGCAGAACTTTACCGGAAGTGGGCGGAGATGGATAAGCTCATCCTGACGGATGGTGATGTTATCGATCATGCTCAGATAAAAAGTGACTTACTGGCATGGATTGGCGGTGAAAACCTCAGGGAACTGGGATTTGACCCGTGGAGCGCAATGCAGTTCAGCCTGGCACTGGCTGAAGAAGGGATACCGCTGGTGGAGGTTCCGCAGACGGTCCGCAATCTGTCAGAGGCCATGAAGGAAACGGAATCACTGGTTTATGCCGGGCGTTTCCATCACAGCAATCATCCGGTCATGAACTGGATGATGTCTAACGTTACTGTAAAACCGGACAAAAACGACAACATCTTCCCGAATAAATCCACGCCGGAAGCCAAAATCGACGGCCCTGTTGCGCTTTTTACAGCCATGAGCCGCTTTCTGGTAAATGGAGGGGGCGTGAATGACTTTCTGTCCACGCTTGATCCTGATGAGGACCTGTTAATTCTGTGAAACAGCTTATTACTGATATGACCGGGCTGATCGGTTTCGGTTTGCTCACTGCTGGCGTTTATCTGTATGCAGGTCTGCCAGCGTCTCTGATGCTGTCGGGCTGTTTGTTGCTGCTTTATGCACTGGTGGTGTCCATGAGGAGAAAACATGCTTCTTGATGCTCTGTTTCGCAGTGAGCCTCTGGAAAATCCCTCGGTTCCGGTAACCGGAGAGGCCGCTGAGACGGATAATATTTTTGCCCGGGATGTGTATGTCAGTCCGGAAACATCCATGAAGCTGGCTGCTGTCTATGCCTGTATTTATGTTATTTCATCCAGTGTGGCTCAGATGCCCCTGCATGTGATGCGAAAAACGAATGAGCATGTTCAGCCGGCACGCGATCATCCGTTGTTCTGGCTCGTTCATGATGAACCTAATGCCTGGCAGACCAGCTATAAGTGGCGGGAACTGAAGCAGCGTCATGTGCTGGGGTGGGGCAATGGTTATACGTGGGTAAAACGTAATCGTCGTGGAGAGGTTACCAGCCTTGAATGCTGTATGCCATGGGAAACCACGTTACTTAACACCGGTGGGCGTCATACTTACGGGGTGTATAACGAAGAGGGTGCATTTGCGGTAAGTCCGGACGACATGATCCATATCAGGGCGCTGGGAAACAATCAGAAAATGGGACTGAGCCCGATCATGCAGCATGCTGAAACCATTGGTATGGGAATGAGTGGCCAGCAGTATACCAGCGCCTTTTTTAACGGTAATGCCCGTCCTGCCGGTATTATTTCTGTGAAAAATGAACTGAACGAACAAAGCTGGGGCAGGCTTAAAAATATGTGGCAGCGGGCGGTGACAGCGCTTCGCAGCCAGGAAAATAAAACCATGTTGCTGCCTGCGCAACTGGATTACCGCGCTCTGACAGTTTCTCCGGTGGATGCTCAGATCATTGATATGACCAAGCTGAACCGGTCGATGATTGCCGGGATTTTTAATGTCCCGGCGCACATGATTAATGACCTGGAAAAAGCCACATTTTCGAATATTACGCAGCAGGCGATTCAGTTTGTTCGCTACACGATGATGCCCTGGGTTGCGAACTGGGAGCAGGAGCTTAACCGTCGCCTGTTTACCCGTACAGAACGGGCTGCCGGGTATTACGTTCGTTTCAACCTCACGGGGTTGCTCCGTGGGACCCCACAGGAGCGTGCGCAGTTCTATCACTTTGCCATTACAGATGGCTGGATGAGTCGGAATGAAGCCAGGGCATTTGAGGATATGAACCCGGTTGACGGTCTGGATGAAATGCTGGTCAGCGTAAATGCAGCAAATCCGTTGAATAACTTTAAAGATACGAAAGGCAAAGAGGAAAAGAACGATGAATGACCGTGAAACGCGCTGTTACAGCGGGGAGGTGCGGGCGGAACAATATGATAATGCCCCGACCCACATTCTGGGGTATGGCTCGGTATTTAACAGTCGTTCAGAACCTCTGTGGGGATTTCGTGAAATCATCAAGCCGGGGGCTTTTGATGATGTACTGAATGATGATGTACGTGGCTTGTTTAATCATGATCCTAATTTCATTCTCGGACGAAGTTCTGCCGGCACGTTGTCATTGTCGGTGGATGAACGCGGTTTACGTTATGACATTGTTGCACCGGATACTCCGACTATTTGTGACCTGGTGCTGTCTCCAATGTTGCGTGGTGACATTAATCAGTCCTCGTTCGCGTTTCGTGTCGCCCGTGACGGAGAGAGCTGGTATGAAGACGACGAGGGGATTGTTATCCGGGAAATCACGCGCATTTCTCGTCTGTATGACGTCAGCCCGGTGACATATCCGGCCTATCAGGACGCAGACTCTGGTGTCCGCTCAATGAAAGCCTGGCAGGAAGCGCGGGCGAGTGGTGCGCTGAAGAAAGCTGTTAACGAACGAATGGCGCGTGAGCGTCTTTTGACCCTTCTTAATGCATAAGGATACTACTGACGATGAAACTTCATGAGATGAAGCAAAAACGAAACACCATTGCAAAGGATATGCGTGCACTGCATGAAAAAATTGGTGATAACGCATGGACTGATGAGCAACGGGCAGAGTGGAACAGGGCGAAAGCTGAGCTGGATGCGCTGGATGAGCAAATCGCCCGTGAAGAAGAGTTGCGCCGTCAGGATCAGGCATATGTGGATGAGTCCGGGCCGGAAGAGCGCCAGAATAATGAGGCGGAGAACGGGAAAAAGGCGGTGGAAGAGAAGCGCGCTGCGGCATTTAACCGTTTTCTGCGTGCCGGATTTGCAGAACTGAATGCTGAAGAGCGTAATCTGATGCGTGAACTGCGGGCTCAGAGTGTAACAACGGATTCTCAGGGCGGATATACGGTGCCCACGCAGATGCGTAACAAAATCATTGACACCATGAAGGCTTATGGCGGGATTGCCAGTGTGGCGCAACTTCTGACCACATCAACCGGGCAGGATATCACCTGGTCAACGTCTGATGGCACGACTGAAGAGGGCGAACTGCTGGCGGAAAATACAGCCGCAACGGAACAGGATGTGACGTTCGGGACCGCTATTCTGGGGGCTAAAAAGCTGTCATCAAAAATAATTCGTGTGTCCAATGAGCTGCTCCAGGACAGTGGGGTGGATATTGAATCTTATCTGGCAAACCGTATTGCCCAGCGTATTGGTCGTGGAGAGGCAAAATATCTGGTTCAGGGGACCGGAACGGGATCACCGTTACAGCCAAAAGGGCTGGCAGCGTCGGTGACGGGAACCATCCAGACTGCAGCCTCTGCCGCTTTCACCTGGAAAGAAATGAATGCCCTGAAACATGCCATTGATCCGGCATATCGTGGTGGGCCGAAATACCGCTGGGCATTCAATGATGCCACATTGCAGACTATTGAAGAGATGGAGGATGGGCAGAAACGCCCGTTATGGCTGCCGGATATTGCAGGCGGTACGCCGGCTACTGTGCTGGGGATCCCTTATGTTATTGATCAGGCTATTGACGGGATTGGTACCGGAAAAAAATTCATTTTCCTGGGGGATTTCAACCGCTTTATCATTCGCCGCGTTACTTATATGGAACTGAAACGTCTGGTTGAGCGTTATGCTGAGTTTGATCAGGTGGCATTTCTGGCTTTCCATCGTTTTGACTGTGTGCTGGAAGATGTGGCAGCCATCAAGGCGCTCACTGGCAAATAACCACTCGTTGTTCAGTTACAGACCGCGCCGACGCGGTTTTTTTATGCCCGCACAGTGTTGCGGGCAGGAGTTTCTGATGGCAGCAATAGTGGAAAAACTCAGGGCGCAGTGCCGTATTGATACAGATGATGCAACTGATGATGAGTTACTGATGCTGTATTTCCGGGCTGCCTGCCGCAAGGCAGAAAATTTTATCAACCGTAAGCTTTATGAGGAGACGGTGCCGGAAGGTGATCCTGAAGGGGTGCTTATAGCTGATGATGTTTTGCTGGCGCTCATGTTGCTGGTCGGGCACTGGTACGAAAACCGGGAAAATTCCTCAGATGTCAGCAAGGCACCAGTCCCGTTTGGTTTTTCTTCTCTGCTGGAGCCTTATCGTTTTATTCCTTTGTAGGAGGAGACATGCAGGCGGGCAGATTACGTGATCGCGTAATTATTCTGAATGTCACCACCGCCCGCTCTCCGTCAGGGCATCCGGTGGAGACGGTGACGGAGGGAGCTACCGTATGGGCAGAAGTTAAGGGTATCAGCGGGAGGGAGATAATCTCAGGCGGAGCAGAAACCGCTCAGGCTACGGTCAGAGTCTGGATGAGATTCCGGCGCGATGTGACAGCGACTTCACGTCTGAAAGTGCTGACCGGTGCATTTAAAGGGGCCATTCTGGGTATAGAAGGTCCACCAATACCGGATGCGCGCGCTACCCGGCTTGAAATACTCTGCAGCCTGAAGGGGAATGTGTGATGGATTTCAGTCTTGATTTTTCCGGCCTGGCGGATATTGCACGGGATTTGGAGACGCTCAGCAGGGCAGAAAACAATAAGGTTCTGCGCGATGCCACCCGTGCCGGTGCTGAAGTTATGCGGGATGCAGTTGTTGAACGTGCGCCGGAGCGAACCGGGAAACTGAAGAAAAATGTGGTTGTTCTCACTCAGCGTTCAAAGCGTCGGGGGAAAATTATCTCGGGTGTCCACATTCGCGGACGGAACCTGCGAACCGGAAACAGTGATAACAGCATGAAAGCCAGCGATCCCCGAAATGCATTTTACTGGCGCTTTGTGGAGCTGGGAACGATAAACATGCCCGCGCATCCATTCATTCGCCCGGCTTTCGATACGACAGAGGAGCTGGCGGCGCAGGTTGCCATACAGCGAATGAATCAGGCTATTGATGAGGTCTTAAGTAAATGAGGGAGGGCACACTGTATTCCCTGTTGTCTCAGCTGGCCGGAGGACAGGTTTATCCTTATGTGGTCCCGCTGACGGAGGGAAAGCCTGCGGTATCTCCGCCGTGGCTGGTGTTTTCTGTGGTGTCTGACACGGCATCTGATGTGCTTGATGGGCAGGCTGAATCCAGAATTACCGTGCAGATCGATGTCTGGGCGACAGTACCTGATGACGCAGATGATATTCGTGAGCAGGCGCTTGATGCAGTAAGGAAACTGGCACCCTCCGTTATTTCTAAAACGCAGGGGTATGATCCTGACTCCCGTCTGAGCAGAGCCACGCTTGAATTTCAGGTAATAGCCTGAGGTCGTTAATGATTTACCCACCCGCCGCTGGCGGATTTTTTATTTTCAGGAGACGAGTATGTCCTCTAATTTTGAGCGTTCGCAACTGACGAAAATTATGATTTCGTCTGCACCGGTAACAGCAGAAACCCTGGATTCTGCCAGCTATCTTGGCCTGAGCTGTACAATCAAAGAGGTGCAGTTTACCGCAGGACAAAAGCAGGATATTGATGTCACCACGCTGTGTTCTGTTGAGCAGGAAAATATTAACGGTCTTGGTGCCGCGTCAGAGATTTCCATGTCAGGCAACTTTTATCTGAATGCTGCCCAGAACGCGTTGCGCAGTGCCTATGACAATGACACAACGTATGGCTTTAAAGTTATTTTTCCGTCAGGCAACGGATTTACCTTTATGGCAGAGGTGCGTCAGCATACCTGGTCTGCTGGAACCAATGGTGTTGTGGCTGCAACGTTTTCTCTGCGCCTGAAAGGTAAACCTGTGCTGACGACAGAGCCGCTGAAAGTGAAGGTCGATTTAAAAAGCACGCTGCGGGTTGCTTCCGGATCGAAACTTGAAATGGCGGTTGAGGCTGCGGGTGGTGTGCCGCCTTATTCTTATGTCTGGAAGAAAGGTGGTTCTCCTGTTTCCGGACAGACGGCGGCAACGTTCAGTAAGGCATCGGCAGTATCCGGTGATGCGGGTGCATATACCTGCGAGATTTCTGATTCAGCAAGCCCGGTTAACAAAGTGACCTCTACTTCCTGCACTGTTACCGTCAGTTAATGAGGATAGATGTGATGACTAAAAATATCCGTAATCTGGCACTGGCAACGATGTCGGGGTTTCGCCATAAAACTGTTGATGTGCCTGAATGGGAAGGGGCAACGGTTGTATTACGGGAACCTTCTGCAGAAGCCTGGTTGCGCTGGCAGGAGATCGTTAAAGCAAAAGATGATGAGACACCGTTATCCGTTGCGGAGCGCGCCCGCCGAAATCTGGAAGCGGATGTTGAACTGTTCATCGATGTTCTGTGTGATACCGGACTGCAACCTGTATTTTCAGAGGATGATCGTGAACAGGTGATTGCCGTGTATGGCCCGGTGCATGCGCGGCTTCTTCGGCAGTCTCTGGAACTAATCAGTGATGCCGGCGAGGTTAAAAAAAAGTAGCGCTTCCGGGGATGCGTTTTCTGATGATGCTGGCGCTCAGGATGGGGCGCACATTGTCAGAGTTACGCCGGGAAATGTCCGCATCAGAAATCATGATGTGGGCAGAATTTGACAGGTTCAGCCCGCTGGGGGACGAACGGGCTGATATCCGGGCTGCCCAGATTGTTTCAGCTGTTTACGGTGCGCAGGGGGTCAAAGTGCCACTGAATGATGCGCTTCTTCAGTGGGAGAAGGAGCAGACAGAAGGCGTATCAGATCCATTTGCTGGACTGGAAAACGCGCTTTTAATAGTGTCTCAGTGAGTCAACATAACCGCTTCGGCGGTTTTTTTTCGTCCGGAGAATGAGTGTGGCGACATTACGTGAACTGATTATTAAAATCTCGGCAAATTCCCGGTCATTCCAGTCAGAGATCTCCCGGGCTTCGCGTATGGGGCAGGATTACTACCGTACCATGCAGAACGGAGGCCGACAGTCCGCTGCTGCATCCCGTGAAATGCGGCGTGCACTGGCAGAAGTGACGGATCAGATAAATACAGCTAAATCTTCGGCACTGAACATGGCGGGGGCATTTGCCGGGGCTTTTGCTACCGGTCATCTTATTTCTCTCGCCGATGAGTGGAATTCAGTAAATGCCCGTCTGAAGCAGGCCTCACAGTCCAGTGATGATTTTCAGTCATCACAGCGTGAATTAATGGCGATCAGCCAGAGAACGGGGACGGCGTTTTCTGATAACGCCAGCCTTTTTGCCCGTTCTGCAGCTTCCATGCGGGAGTATGGTTACAGTTCTGAGGAGGTACTGAAAGTCACCGAGGCGATCTCCACGGGCCTGAAATTATCCGGTGCCAGTACAGCAGAAGCCAGTTCGGTGATCACGCAGTTCAGTCAGGCACTGGCGCAGGGAGTGCTGCGCGGTGAAGAGTTTAACTCGGTGAATGAGAACGGCGATCGTGTTATTCGTGCGCTGGCTGCGGGAATGGGGGTTGCCCGTAAGGATCTGAAGGCCATGGCGGATAACGGAAAACTGACCGCTGATAAGGTTGTTCCTGCACTGATTAGTCAGCTTGGGGCGTTGCGTGATGAATATGCAGCAATGCCTGATACGGTTTCATCCTCTGCAACCAAAGTTGAAAACGCCTTTATGGCCTGGGTTGGTGGTGCGAACGAGGCAAGCGGAGTGACGAAGACGCTCTCCGGTGTGCTGAATGGTATTGCAGGCAATATTGACACCGTGGCAACCGCTGCTGGTGCTCTGGTTGCCGTCGGGGGAGCCCGATATTTTGGCAATATGGCGTCGTCTGCTGGATCTGCAACTGCCGGATTAATTACTGCAGCCAGAAACGAAGTGGCTCTTGCTGAAGTGCAACTTCGGGGGACACAGATAGCAACCGCCAGGGCGCGTGCGGCGGTTTATCGTGCGCAACAGGCGGTTGTTGCTGCTCGCGGTACCGAAAGGCAGGCCGCAGCAGAAGCGAAGCTGACAGCTGCCCAGGTGTCACTTACCCGTAATATTGCGGCCAGAACAGCGGCACAGACAACGCTGAATAATGTTACGTCAGTGGGGAGTCGTTTATTAAGTGGCGCGCTGGGGCTGGTTGGTGGTGTGCCGGGACTCGTCATGCTGGGGGCTGCGGCCTGGTACACGATGTATCAGAATCAGGAGCAGGCCAGAGAATCTGCACGACAGTATGCCGCAACAATCGACGAAATTCGCCAGAAAACGTCGGCAATGTCGCTTCCTGAAGCGTCAGATAATGAGGAAAAGACGCGACAGGCACTGAAGGAGCAAAACAGGTTAATTGACGAGCAGAAAAGTAAGATTAAATCCTTACAGGAAAAAATTGCTGGCTATCAGTATGTGCTGGCAAACCCGGGCTGGACAACCGATAACGGTTTTATGATTAACCACATGACGTCGGTAAAAACTGTCACAGAAGGGCTTGCAGAAGCAACAAATCAACTGGCAGTTGAACAGTCTCGCCTCACTCAAATGCAGGGCAAAGCGCAATCCATTCAGGATGTGCTTGCCGGGCTGGAGGAGCGACGGGTGGCGTTGATCCGTCAACAGGCAGCGGAACAAAACAAAGCGTATCAGTCCCTGTTGATCATGAATGGGCAGCATACCGAGTTTAATCGCCTTCTCGGGCTCGGTAATGAATTACTTCAGCAGCGACAGGGGCTGGTGAATGTACCGTTACGGCTACCACAGGCAACCCTGGATGATAAACAGCAGACCGCACTGAATAACAGCGAGCGCGAACTGGCTCTGTCCCGCCTGAAGGGGGAAGCTCGTGAGCGTGCCCGCCTGGGTTATGCTGCGGATGATCTCGGCTTTGTGGGAGAGGCGTATCAGACAGCAAGACTGAATTATATAAATAACTCACTGGATGCATGGCGAAATAACCAGGCAAATAAACCCAAAGCGCATAAAAAGACCGAAGCGGAAAAAATAGAAGATACTTATAAGCAACTGATTAAACAGCAAAAAGAGCAAATAGCACTGGCAGGGCAGAATACTGAACTGGCTAAGATGAAATATCAGGTCAGCCAGGGCGAATTATCAACCCTGTCAGAAGCGCAGAAAAAAACGCTTTTGCAGAATGCAGCACTCATCGACCAGAAAAAGATTCGTGAGCAGCTTGCTGCGTATGAGAGCAGTCTGGCGGACAGTAATGCCAGTGTCAGAGCATCAAATGAGGCTCAGTTACTGGGATATGGTGAAGGCTCACGGATGCGTGAACGACTTCAGGAAATGTGGAGCATCCGGCAGGAGTTTGAGCAGAAAAATAACGAGCTACTGAGACAGTATCAGGCCGGAGAAATTGAAGAAGCCCTGTGGAAACAGGAAAAATCTCTGAATGAAAAATATCTGGAAGAGCGTCTCAGCGATCAGCAGGATTATTATGCAAAGGCTGATGCTTTACGCAGTAACTGGAATGCCGGACTCCAGGAGGGACTGACGAACTGGGCAGACAGTGCCACCGATTATGCTTCGCAGGCGGCAGATGCTGTCGTTTCCACTATGGACGGGCTGGTATCAAATATTTCCGATGCACTGGCCGGAAATGTTGTGGACTGGAGAAACTGGGGGAGTTCAATTCTCCAGGAAGTTTCAAAAATTCTGATGAACGCTGCCATCGTTAACGGGCTGAAGTCACTTTCCAAAAGCATGTCCGGTGCCGGAGGATGGCTTGGTACAGTCGGCGACTGGCTTTCCGGTGCAGTGGCAAACGCAAAAGGTGGTGTTTATACATCGGCAAATCTGAGTGCTTACAGTAACACCATTGTGGATACCCCGACGTATTTTGCTTTTGCGAAAGGTGCCGGGCTGATGGGCGAGGCCGGGCCTGAAGCAATCATGCCACTGACACGGGCAGCGGACGGCTCTCTTGGGGTCAGGGCCATTGGAAATGTGAATGGTGGCGGTGGATTTGTTTATTCTCCCGTGTATCACATCAGCATTCAGAATCAAGGGAGCAATGGCGAGATAGATGCGCGCTCAGCCAGGGGACTGGTGGATCTGATCGACAGCAGGGTTGTGTCAATTATGCAGTCATCACGTCGGGACGGAGGATTATGCAGTGCCTGAGTCTGAAGTTTTTAACTGGATCCCCCGCGAGGGGATGGAGACGACACGAAAGCCATCTGTTATTACGGTAAAGTTCGGTGACGGATATGAACAGCGACGGGCTGGTGGTCTGAATGCAGATCTGAAAACGTTTAAACCGGTATTTCGTGTCACGGATGAATATTCCCGTGCCGCGCTGGACAGTTTTTTATCCCGTCATGCCGGGGTTCGTGCTTTTTTGTGGCGTCCGCCAAAACACAACAGGACTGTCCGGGTTGTCTGCAGGGAGTGGAGCATTTCGGATAATGCCATGTATACCGATTTTAACTGTACCTTTGAAGAGGTCACTCACTGATGCAGGATATACAGCAGGAAACACTCAATGAGTGCACTAAAACGGAGCAATCCGCGCTGGTCGTGCTCTGGGAAATTGATCTGACAGAGGTCGGCGGAGATCGTTATTTCTTCTGTAATGAGCAGAACGAAAAAGGTGAACCAGTCACCTGGCAGGGGCGGCAGTATCAGGCCTATCCCATTCAGGGAAGTGGATTTGAGATGAACGGCAAAGGAGCCAGTGCAAGGCCAACGCTGAAAGTCTCTAATCTGCACGGCATGGTCACCGGGATGGCGGAAGACCTGCAGAGTCTGGTCGGCGGAACGGTGGTCAGGCGTAAGGTTTACGCCCGTTTTCTGGATGTGGTGAACTTCGTCAACGGAAACAGCGAAGCCGATCCAGAGCAGGAGGTGATCAGCCGCTGGCGCATCGAGCAGTGCAGCGAACTGAGCGCGGTGAGTGCCTCTTTTGTACTGTCCACGCCGACGGAAACGGATGGTGCTGTTTTTCCGGGACGTACCATGCTGGCCAACACCTGCACCTGGACCTATCGCGGTGATGAGTGCGGTTATCACGGTCCGGCGGTTGCGGATGAATATGACCAGCCGACGTCCGATATCACGAAGGATAAATGCAGCAAATGCCTGAGCGGCTGTAAGTTTCGCAATAACGTCGGCAACTTTGGCGGCTTCCTTTCCATTAACAAACTTTCGCAGTAATCCCATGACACAGACAGAATCAGCGATTCTGGCGCACGCCCGGCGATGTGCGCCAGCGGAGTCGTGCGGCTTCGTGGTGAGAACGCCGGAGGAGGAAAGATATTTTCCCTGCGTGAATATCTCCGGTGAGCCGGAGGCGTATTTCCGGATGTCGCCGGAGGACTGGCTGAGTGCAGAAATGCAGGGAGAGATTGTGGCGCTGGTCCACAGCCACCCCGGTGGTCTGCCCTGGCTGAGTGAGGCCGACCGGCGGCTGCAGGTACAGAGTGATTTGCCGTGGTGGCTGGTCTGCCGGGGGGCGATTCATAAATTCCGCTGTGTGCCGCATCTCACCGGGCGGCGCTTTGAGCACGGGGTGACGGACTGTTACACGCTGTTCCGGGACGCTTACCATCTGGCGGGAATTGAGATGCCGGATTTTCATCGCGGGGATAACTGGTGGCGTAACGGTCAGAATCTCTATCTGGATAATCTGGAGGCCACAGGGCTGTATCAGGTGCCGTTGTCAGCGGCGCAGCCGGGCGATGTGCTGCTGTGCTGTTTTGGTTCATCGGTGCCGAATCATGCCGCCATTTACTGTGGTGACGGCGAGCTGCTGCACCATATTCCTGAACAACTGAGCAAACGAGAGAGGTACACCGACAAATGGCAGCGACGCACACACTCCCTCTGGCGTCACCGGGCATGGCACGCATCTGCCTTTACGGGGATTTACAACGATTTGGCCGCCGCATCGACCTTCGAGTGAAAACGGGGTCCGAAGCCATCCGGGCGCTGGCCATGCAGATCCCGGCATTTCGTCAGAAACTGAGCGACGGCTGGTACCAGGTACGCATTGCCGGGCGTGATGCAGGTGAAACTGAATTGTCTGCCCGTCTTAATGAGCCGCTGGAAAATGGTGCCGTGATCCACATCGTACCGCGTCCGGCGGGTGCTAAAAGTGGCGGTATTTTTCAGGCAGTGCTGGGGGCGGCGCTGATTGCGGTTGCATGGTGGAACCCTGTGGGCTGGCTGGGGGCCACGGCTGTATCGGGTATGTATGCGGCAGGGGCCAGTATGATCCTGGGCGGTGTGGCGCAGATGCTGGCACCGAAAGCCAGGACGCCCACGGCAGCCAGTACAGATAACGGCAAACAGAACACGTATTTCTCGTCACTGGATAACATGGTTGCCCAGGGCAATGTTCTGCCCGTTCTGTACGGGGAAATGCGCGTGGGGTCGCGGGTGGTCTCTCAGGAGATCAGCACGGCAGACGAAGGGGATGGTGGTCAGGTTGTGGTGATTGGTCGCTGATGAAAAACGTTTTATGTGAAACCGCCTCCGGGCGGTTTTATCGTTTATGGAGCATGACGAATGGGTAAAGGCAGCAGTAAGGGGCATACCCCGCGTGAAGCGAAGGACAACCTGAAATCAACGCAGTTGCTGAGTGTGATTGATGCCATTAGTGAAGGTCCGATTGAAGGTCCGGTGGATGGATTAAAAAGCGTGCTGCTGAACAGTACGCCTGTGCTGGACAGTGAGGGGAATACCAATATATCCGGCGTCACGGTGGTGTTCCGGGCAGGTGAGCAGGAGCAGACACCGCCTGAGGGGTTTGAATCCTCCGGCTCCGAGACGGTGCTGGGTACGGAAGTGAAATACGACACGCCGATCATCCGGACCATCACGTCTGCAAACATCGACCGTCTGCGTTTTACCTTCGGTGTGCAGGCTCTGGTGGAAACCACCTCAAAAGGGGACCGGAATCCATCGGAAGTCCGCCTGCTGGTTCAGATACAACGTAACGGTGGCTGGGTGACGGAAAAAGACATCACCATTAAGGGCAAAACCACCTCGCAGTATCTGGCATCGGTAGTGGTGGATAACCTGCCGCCGCGCCCGTTCAATATCCGGATGCGCAGAATGACACCGGACAGCACCACAGACCAGTTGCAGAACAAAACGCTCTGGTCGTCATACACCGAAATCATCGATGTGAAACAGTGCTACCCGAACACGGCACTGGTTGGCGTACAGGTGGACTCAGAGCAGTTCGGCAGTCAGCAGGTGAGCCGTAATTATCATCTTCGCGGGCGCATTCTGCAGGTGCCGTCGAACTATAACCCGCAGACGCGGCAATACAGCGGTATCTGGGACGGAACGTTTAAGCCAGCATACAGCAACAACATGGCCTGGTGTCTGTGGGATATGCTGACCCATCCGCGCTACGGCATGGGGAAACGTCTTGGTGCAGCAGATGTGGATAAATGGGCGCTGTATGTCATCGGCCAGAATTGCGACCAGTCGGTGCCGGACGGTTTTGGCGGCACGGAGCCGCGCATCACCTGTAACGCTTACCTGACCACGCAGCGTAAGGCGTGGGATGTGCTCAGTGATTTCTGCTCGGCGATGCGCTGTATGCCGGTATGGAACGGGCAGACGCTGACGTTCGTGCAGGACCGACCGTCGGATAAGGTGTGGACCTATAACCGCAGTAATGTGGTGATGCCGGATGATGGCGCGCCGTTCCGCTACAGCTTCAGCGCCCTGAAGGACCGCCATAATGCCGTTGAGGTGAACTGGATTGACCCGGATAACGGCTGGGAGACGGCAACAGAGCTTGTGGAGGATACGCAGGCCATTCTCCGTTACGGTCGTAATGTCACGAAGATGGATGCCTTTGGCTGTACCAGCCGGGGGCAGGCACACCGCGCCGGGCTGTGGCTGATTAAAACGGAGCTGCTGGAAACGCAGACCGTGGACTTCAGCGTGGGCGCAGAAGGGCTTCGCCATGTACCGGGCGATGTCATTGAAATCTGTGATGATGACTATGCGGGGATCAGCATCGGCGGGCGTGTGCTGGCGGTGAACAGCCAGACCCGGACGCTGACGCTCGACCGTGAAATCACGCTGCCATCCTCCGGCACCACGCTGATAAGCCTGGTTGACGGGCAGGGGAATCCGGTCAGCGTGGAGGTCCAGTCCGTCACCGACGGCGTGAAGGTGAAAGTGAGCCGGGTTCCTGACGGCGTTGCCGGATACAGCGTGTGGGGGCTGAAGCTGCCGACGCTGCGCCAGCGCCTGTTCCGCTGTGTGAGTATCCGTGAGAATGACGACGGTACGTATGCCATCACCGCCGTGCAGCATGTACCGGCAAAAGAGGCCATCGTGGATAACGGGGCGCACTTTGACGGCGACCAGAGCGGCACGGTGAATGGTGTCACGCCGCCAGCGGTGCAGCACCTGACCGCCGAAGTTACCGCAGACAGCGGGGAATATCAGGTGCTGGCGCGCTGGGACACGCCGAAGGTGGTGAAGGGCGTGAGCTTCCTGCTCCGTCTGACCGTAACAGCGGATGACGGCAGTGAGCGGCTGGTCAGCACGGCCCGGACGGCGGAAACCACTTACCGCTTCAGGCAGCTGGCGCTGGGGCGTTACACGCTGACGGTCCGGGCGGTAAATGCCCGGGGACAGCAGGGCGATCCGGCGTCGGTATCGTTCCGGATTAACGCACCTGCAAAACCCGCCACCATTGAGCTGACGCCGGGGTATTTTCAGATAACGGCGGTCCCGCGTCTTGCGGTGTATGACCCGACGGTACAGTTTGAATTCTGGTTCTCAGAAAAACGCATCACGAACACGGCACAGGTGGAAAAATCTGCCCGTTATCTGGGGACCGGCAGTCAGTGGACTGTCCAGGGGAGCCGGATTAAGCCGGGGACGGATTTCTGGTTTTACGTGCGAAGCGTCAACCTGGTGGGAAAATCTGCTTTTGTGGAAGCCAGCGGGCAGCCCAGCAATGATGGTGAAGGGTATCTGGAAATTTTCCGGGGGCTGATAGATGAGACGCTTCTGGGTCAGGCACTGAAAGAGCGCATTGATGCTTCAGCGCTGCGTACGGAGGTCACGCAACTGGAAGAAGATATCCGTCAGCGGATGGACACGGATATCGCAGAAGTGACCCGGAAAATCGGGAAGGCGGAAAACAGCCTCACGCAGCTGGTTGCGAAAAAGAATGAGGATCAGACACTGGCCATCGCGCAGGTGAGCCAGAAAGTGGACCGGGTGAGCAGTGAAATCTCACAGACTGTCAGCCAGGGGCAGTCAGAAAACGCCCGACAGATAGCACAGGTCCGCCAGTACGTGGATAAAAAAGGGAGTGAAATTACCTCGACCACGGATAAAAAGCTGGGTGACCAGGCCGTGACCATACAGCAAATCCAGCGGGTTCAGTCAGACACGCGCAATGAGCTGAATGCCATGTATATGCTGAAGGTGCAGAAAACAAAAAACGGTATTCCCTATGTGGCCGGGATTGGTGCGGGGATTGAGGATGTTGATGGTCAGACGCTGAGCAGTATTCTGCTGCAGGCGGACCGTATCGCGATGATTACCCCGGAGAATGGCAACACCACGCCGCTGTTTGTGGCGCAGGGGAATCAGCTGTTCATGAACGACGTGTTCCTGAAGCGACTGTTTGCGGTGAGCATCACGTCATCCGGCAATCCTCCTACGTTTTCCCTGACGCCGGATGGCAGGCTGACAGCCCGCAATGCGGATATCAGTGGAGCCATCACGGCGAATACCGGCACGCTCAATAATGTCACCATTAACGAGAACTGTGTCATCAGAGGGAAACTGTCTGCAAACCAGATTGAAGGCGATCTCGTTAAAACAGTGGGTAAGGCTTTCCCCCGTGACTCCCGTGCACCGGAGCGTTGGCCATCAGGAACCATTACCGTCAGGGTTTATGACGATCAGCCGTTTAACCGGCAGATTGTTATTCCGGCGGTGGCTTTCAGCGGTGCCAGACATGAGCGGGAGAACAGCGATACTTATTCGTCATGCCGCCTGATAGTGAAGAAAAACGGTGCTGAAATTTATAACCGTACCGCGATGGATAATACGCTGGTTTACAGTGGTGTTATTGATATGCCTGCTGGTCGCGGCGACATGACGCTGGAGTTTTCTGTATCAGCATGGTGGGTAAATGGCTGGTATCCCACAGCAAGTATCAGCGATTTGCTGGTTGTTGTGATGAAGAAAGCCACTGCAGGCATCACGATTAGCTGAATTTTATAACCCCAATACGGGCGCCAGAAATGGCGCCTTTTTTATTGCAGAAAAGCGAGAGGTAATTATGCGTAAATTATGTGCTGTTATTCTGTCCGCAGTAGTCTGGCTGGTTGCCGCTGGTACGCCAGCGAGCGCAGCAGAGCATCAGTCCACACTAAGCGCCGGGTATCTTCAGACCCATACTGATATGCCAGGCAGCGATGACCTGAAGGGCATTAACGTGAAATACCGTTATGAATTTACGGACACGCTGGGGCTGGTGACGTCATTCAGTTATGCCAATGCCAAAGATGAGCAAAAAACGCATTACAGCGATACCCGCTGGCATGAAGATTCCGTGCGTAACCGCTGGTTCAGCGTGATGGCGGGGCCGTCTGTGCGCGTGAATGAATGGTTCAGCGCGTATGCGATCGCGGGTGTGGCTTACAGCCGTGTGTCGACTTTCTCCGGGGATTATCTCCGCGTAACTGACAACAAGGGGAAAACGCACGACGTGCTGACCGGAAGTGATGACGGTCGCCACAGCAATACCTCTCTGGCGTGGGGAGCTGGCGTGCAGTTTAACCCGACCGAATCCGTGGCCATTGATATTGCTTATGAAGGCTCCGGCAGTGGCGACTGGCGAACGGATGCATTTATTGTTGGTATCGGATACCGTTTCTGACAACAGACGCCGATTTATCTTCTGTAAATATTGTTATGATACGCAGGTTCATCCGCCTTATGGGGTGAACTGCGTTTGAGGAAACGTAAAGTTACACTGTCCTGAAGCCCGTGGCGTCACTGCTGCGGGCTTTTTTTATTGGTGGAAAAGTATGACAGTAAAAATTTCTGGCGTGCTTAAAGATGGCACAGGAAAACCAGTACAGAACTGCACCATTGTGCTGAAGGCCAGACGGACCAGCAGCACGGTGGTGGTGAACACGGTGGCCTCTGAAAATCCGGATGAAGCCGGGCGTTACAGCATGGATGTTGAGTATGGCCAGTACAGCGTCACCCTGCTGGTTGAAGGTTTTCCACCTTCACATGCCGGGACCATTACCGTCTATGAAGGTTCCAGACCAGGTACGCTGAATGATTTTCTCGGTGCCATGACGGAGGATGATGCCCGTCCGGAGGCACTGCGCCGTTTTGAGCTGATGGTGAATGAAGTGGCACGTCATGCCGGAGCGTCATCACAGAGTGCAGCGGCGGCAAAGAAATCCGAAACGGCAGCAGCCTCATCGAAGAATGCGGCGAAAACCTCAGAAACGAATGCAGCTAACAGCGCACAGGCGGCAGCGGCCTCGCAGACTGCATCGGCAAACTCCGCGACAGCAGCCAAAAAATCAGAAACCAACGCGAAAAATAGCGAGACAGCCACAAAGGCCAGCGAAAAAAACGCAAAATCCAGCCAGACGGCAGCGAAAACCAGTGAGACGAATGCCAAAGACAGTGAAGCCAACGCAAAGGTGAGCGAAACAGCGGCGGCGAACTCGGCGAAAGCATCGGCAGCAAGCCAGACGGCAGCAAAAGCAAGTGAAGATGCTGCCAGAGAATACGCAAACCAGACAGCAGAGCCGTACAGATATGTTTTACAGCCGCTGCCGGATGTGTGGATACCCTTTAATGATTCGCTGGATATGATTACGGGCTATTCTCCGGGTTATAAAAAAGTGAAGATTGGCGATAATGTGGTTCAGGTTGCCAGTGATAAACAGATTAATTTCAGTCGCGCATCAACGGCAACATATATCAACAAATCTGGCGAACTGAAAACGGCGGAAATTAATGAGCCGCGATTTGAGTGTGATGGCCTGCTTATTGAGGGACAAAGAACGAACTTCTTCCAGAACAGTACAGACCCTTCGAAGTGGAATAAGTCAACTTCACTGGACGTTACAGAAACAGGCACAGATAGTTTCGGGTTTAATTATGGCCGGTTTGTCGTACAGGATTCGATTGTTGGTACAAGTAAAGCGCATACCATTATCGGACTGTATTCGAGTACCGGAGGGGTTGATACTTCAGGGGACGAAAAGCATGTAACTATATCCTGTCGGGTAAAAAGTGAAGTTGATAATATCGCCGTTCGTATTTTATTTGAACATTATGATGGGGAGGTAAGGACATCAATAGGAGCAGCAAACCTGAACCTTACCACCCGCATAATTAGCAAGACAGGTCAGACAAGCCGTGTTACAGCAAGGTCTGTTAAGGATGATGCAACTGGCTGGATATTTTTTGAGGCTACATTAAAAGCAGATACAACAGAAAATACGGTTGGTGGTTTTGTCCAGTATTCTCCGGATACAGGGCAGATGGTTGCATCAGGGGATTATCTCGATGTAACCACTCCACAGATTGAGGCTGGTACAGGCGCATCATCTTTTATTGTTACGGGGACGGCACCGGTAACGCGGGCAAGCGATATGGTTACAGTTCCGATTAAGAATAATCTTTATAATCTTCCTTTTACGGTTCTTTGTGAGGTACATAAGAACTGGTATAAAACGCCAAATGCAGCACCGCGTGTTTTTGACACATACCGGCATCAGGCAGATGCGGGGATCGTAATGGGGTTTGGTTCATCAGGTGGGTACGACGGTTTTCCGTATTGTGATATAGGTGGTTCAAACCGACGAATAAATGAAAATGCCGGGCTGGAAAAAATGCTTATTGGTATGCGGGTAAAGTCCGAACGGTCCACATGTGTAGTCAGTAACGGTAAGTTAAGCAGCGAAACTAAAACCAAATGGGAATATATCCGGAGTACAGCAACCATTCGCATTGGTGGACAAACTACAGCAGGATTACGCCATTTATTTGGGCATGTGAGGAATTTTCGTCTCTGGCATAAAGAGCTAACAGATGCGCAGCTTGGGGAGGTTGTGGAGTGAGAGATTTCACGTTGCGTTTCAGTGATAAAGCAGATTTCAGGGCATTTCTCAGGAAACTTAACTGGGAAGAGGACGAAGAGCTGCAGAATGCCGTTCTGGTTGATGAGATTGGTTTTACGTTCAGTGAGTCAGGTGTTTCTGCTGACGGGGAGCCTGAATACACGCGAGACGAAGGGTACTTTGTTAATATTCGTCTTCTTGACGATGGCTTTGATGAATCCGTGTTCCGTGAGTGGGTGGTTACACCAGAGCGCCCGCTCAGGGAGTGGTTTTAAGGGGAGCAGATGGATATCACGCCGATACTTCATGCAATTTGTGCTGTGGCGGTACAGGGGCTGGCTGGTCTTTTTACCGGAAACTGGGCTTACGGGGCGATAGCCGGTTGTACGTTCTTCATTGCGCGTGAACACACCCAGGCAGAATATCGCTGGATTGAAATGTTCGGGCATGGCAAGCGGATTAACATGCCGTGGTGGGGCGGTTTTGATCCACGCGCGTGGGATGTGGCAAGCCTGATGGATTTTGCTGTGCCGGTGGTGGCGTGTCTGCTGATCTGGATGTTGATCCGTTAA